TGGAATATATAGGGACATGATGGCTCAAGATTATCTTAATGAAATTCAAGAGACTACAGGAATGAATCTGTATAATTCTGATCAAAAAACACTTCCACAATCAAAAGAAGAATTAGAGATACACATGCAATTAAATTACAAACAGTCTGTAGAGATTGCTGAAGAAGAAGCTATAAATAATACTTTAGCTTTTAACAAGTATCAATTAACAAATAAAAGAACTATAGAAGATATAGTAACAATAGGAATTGGAGCTGTTAAAACAACTTTTAATAAATCAGAGGGTGTTGTAGTTGATTATGTAGATCCTGCTAATTTAGTTTATTCATATACTAATGATCCTAATTTTGAAGATATATATTATGTTGGTGAAATAAAGTCTATGACTTTGGCTGAAATTAAAAAGAAATTTCCATATCTTACAAGTGAAGAATTAGAAAAAATGGTTAAATACCCTGGTCGTGATGGTTACATAGCTAATCCAAATTATGACAATGATTTAGTTCAGATATTATTTTTTGAATACAAAACATTTATTGATCAAGTATTTAAAATAAAAAGAACAGAAACTGGATTAGAAAAAACATTAGAAAAACCAGACACGTTTAATCCACCTGAAAGTGACAACTTTGATAGAGTTTCTAGAAGCATAGAAGTTTTATTTAGTGGTGCAAAAGTTATGGGTGTTCCACAAATGCTCGAGTGGAAGTTAGCTGAAAATATGACAAGACCTAATAGTGATTTAACTAAGGTTAAAATGAATTATGTTATATGTGCACCTAACTTATATCAAGGTCGTATTGAATCTTTAGTAAGTCGTGTAACTAGTTTTGCTGATATGATACAGTTAACATCATTAAAATTACAACAAGTTATTCAGCGTATGGTTCCCGATGGTGTATTTGTAGATGTTGACGGTTTAGCAGAAGTTGACCTAGGTAATGGTACTAATTATAATCCACAAGAGGCTTTGAACATGTATTTTCAAACAGGTAGTATAGTTGGTAGAAGTTTAACGCAAGATGGTGATCCTAATAGAGGTAAAGTACCTATTCAAGAGCTACAAACATCCAGTTCTAATGGAAAAATACAATCACTTATTGGAACTTATCAATATTATCTACAAATGATAAGAGATGTTACAGGGTTAAACGAAGCAAGAGATGGTAGTTTACCAGACAAAGACGCTTTAGTCGGATTGCAAAAAATGGCTGCCAACGCTTCAAATATAGCAACTAAACATATATTAGATGCTAGTTTATATTTAACCTTAAGAGCTTGTGAAAATATATCGCTAAGATTAGCTGATGCTTTAGAATTTGATTTAACTAAACAAGCTTTAATGCAAAGTATATCTTTAACTAATACTCAAAACTTAGAAGAATTAAAAAATCTTCATTTGTATGATTTTGGTATTTATTTAGAACTTGAACCTGATGATGAAGAAAAAGCTGTATTAGAACAAAACATACAAGTAGCCTTACAGTCAGGTCAAATATACTTAGAAGATGCTATTGATATTAGAGAAGTTAAAAACATAACTTTAGCTAATCAGATTTTAAAATATAGAAGAATACAAAAGCAAAAACAGGATCAAGCTGCTCAACAGCAACAGATACAAGCTCAAGCTCAAGCAAACATGCAACAGTCTGAGCAAGCTGCTTTAAATGAGGTACAAAAACAAGAAGCTTTAGCTCAAACAGAGATACAAATTGAACAAGCTAAATCACAGTTTGAAATACAAAGAATGGAACAAGAAGCATTAATTAAAAAACAATTAATGGCTGAAGAGTTTCAATATAGTTTGCAATTAGCACAAATGAATATGCAAGCTACTAAACAGAAAGAAGCTGAAATAGAAGATCGCAAAGATAAAAGAACTAAAATACAAGCAACACAACAATCAAAAATGATTGAACAACGTCAAAATGATTTACTACCTACAGATTTTGAATCAGCTGGTAATGATAACTTAGGCGGATTTGGTTTAGAGCAGTTTACACCGCAATAAACTTATTTATTAATTTTTATTATATTATATTATGTCAGAACAAGTAAAAGAAGAAGGTTCTTTTAAGGTAAAACTTAAAAAACCTAAACAATTGGTAAAAAACGATATTATTAAAGTCGATTTATCAAAACCTAAAACAGAAGAAACAGATGCCATTCAAGTCGGAGAAACAAAGAAGGTGGTTGTGGAAGAACAAACCGGAGATAGCCCTAAAGTGGACGAACAAGTATCAGAGCCCAGCCCAGTTTCTGAAATTAAAGAAGAAGAAGTAAAACCTATTGAAGAAGTTGTTGAAGAAGAAATACAACAAATAGGAGAACAATTAGAAGAAAAAGTTATTGCTCCAACGCCTCAAGAGGCTAGAGAAATAGCTAAACTACCTGAGAACATCGAAAAAGTTGTAGACTTTATGAAAGAAACAGGTGGAACATTAGAAGACTATGTTAGATTAAATGCTGACTATTCTAATGTAGATAATGATACTTTATTAAGAGAGTATTACAAACAAGCTAAGTCACATTTAGATTCAAGCGAAGTTAACTTTATGATTGAAGATAATTTTTCGTTTGATGAAGAAGTAGACGAAGAGCGTGAGATTCGTAAAAAGAAACTTGCGTATAAAGAAGAGGTTGCTAAAGCCCGAAAGCATTTAGATGGTTTAAAAAGTCAATATTACGAGGAAATCAAGTTGAGACCTGGTACGACACAAGACCAACAAAAAGCTATGGACTTTTTCAATCGCTATAATGAAGAGCAAAACACAGCTCAACAACAACATGAAGATTTTAAATCTAACACTAAAGATTATTTCTCTCAAGATTTCAAAGGTTTTGACATCAGTGTGGGAGAAAAAAAGTTTAGGTATGGGGTTAAAAATCCTAGTGAAGTTGCAACTAAACAATCGAATATTACAAACACAATTAAGAAGTTCTTAGATGATAAAGGTAATGTAAAAGATGTTAAAGGTTATCACAAAGCTATGTATGCCGCTGAAAACGTTGACAAAATAGCGCAACATTTTTATGAGCAAGGTAAATCCGATGCTACTAAAGATCTTGTTGCTAAGTCTAAAAACATATCCGATGATGTTAGGCCCTCGCCTACCGGAGACGTATTTGTTGGTGGATTAAAAGTTAAAGCTATAAGCGGTCTTGATTCTTCGAAACTAAAGATAAAATCAAGAAAATTTAACTAAAAACAAAATTAATTATTATGGGACAAATTTCTCCTGTGTTTGGAAGCATTATACCTTCTCAACAACAATTAGCTTTGCAAAGCAACTATCTAGCATTTAATGCTGGAGCTAATGACTTTGCTCAGCAATACCTACCTGAGGTTTACGAAGCTGAGGTAGAAAGATACGGAAACAGAACTTTAAACGGTTTCTTACGTATGGTTGGCGCTGAAATGCCAATGACATCTGATCAAGTAATTTGGTCAGAACAAAATAGACTGCATGTATCCTACAACAATGTTGTACAAGGTGGTGCAGGTGCTGCTACTTTTGCTTTTACATTAGGTGGTGGTGTTGCAAACGCTATATTTCCAAATGATACTATTGTAGTATTAAACCCTGCTACAGGTGTTACTATTAAAGGTGTTGTTGTAACTAGCTTACCAGGTGGTATTGGTCAAACGGTAACTTGTTACCCTTTCCAAGCTACTAACTGGGATGCTTTAGGAGTTGCTGCTACAAACCTTAAAATGTTTGTATACGGTTCTATCTTTGCAAAAGGATCTGCTGGACCTGTTAACAATGGTTTAGGAGCTGGATCGTACAAGTCTATTCAACCTTCATTTACACAATTTTCTAACAACCCAATTATCATAAAAGATTCATTTGAAATAAATGGTTCTGATATGGCACAAATTGGATGGGTAGAAGTTGCTACTGAAGATGGTACATCAGGATACTTATGGTATCTAAAATCTGAGTCTGAAACAAGATTAAGATTTGATGACTATTTAGAAATGGCAATGGTAGAAGGTGAACTTGCTGCTGCTGCTGCTGGAATTAACTTTGCTAACCAGGGAGCTGGTGGTAGAGCTAACGTAAATTCGTTTACACAAGGTGGTGCTGCAAATGCTTATGGTACTCAAGGTCTTTTTGCTGCTATTCAAGCAAGAGGTAATATTATGTCTGGCTTTTCTGCTGGTACAGGATTATCTGACTTTGATCAAGTACTTAAAAATCTAGATACTCAAGGAGCTATCGAAGAAAACATGCTTTTCTTAAATAGAGGACTTGATTTAGATTTTGATGACATGCTAGGACAAATTTCAGGTGGAACTGTAGGCGGAACTGCTTATGGTTTATTTGAAAACTCTGAAGACATGGCGCTTAATTTAGGTTTCTCTGGTTTCAGAAGAGGTTCTTATGACTTCTACAAAACTAGCTGGAAATACTTAAACGATGCTTCTACAAGAGGTGGAGTTGCAGTAAGTGGAATAGAAGGTGTATTAATACCTGCTGGAACATCAACTGTGTATGACCAACAATTAGGTACTAACATAAGAAGACCATTCTTACACGT